CGGTCAAGAACTAACTACTACATGCTGGATTCCTCCTAGTATGAATCTAGACTTTGGTATTGGTTCTACTGTTACAGTTGTTGGAAGAACTTCTAAGAGAAGTAGTGAAGATGGCGATGAACCCGTTACTATAAATGTAAGTGGTCTTTTTGTAAATGAAAGACTAGGTTCTCCTGTTGCTCCACAAACAGAAGTTAGCGAGGATAATTTTGATTGGTTTTGATAACTAATCATCATACTCCAACTACCACTTTACCAACACATCCACTGTGGTAGTCTTTGCGCCATAATAGTATAGATGTGAACTATAGGAGAAAATAGACATTCGGAAGGGTGCAAAGCCCTATACAGATAAAGGTGATAAATTGCAGATTACAAAAGGATTAGTTCTTCGAGAGAAGAAAGGAAATGACATGGGGGCTATATTTAACCTCAGTGATATTAATACTATTACATGGATTGACGATAGATTTGATAAGAATAAATACTTCGTTACTGTGCATGTAAAAGAAAGCAAATTCCAAGAGAAAATGGATTATGCTAGTTTAGAGGAATTACTAAAACTTTGGACTGATTTCAAAGGAGAAAAAGTAGAAATCAATAAAAAAAGTGTAGGTTCTTTAAATGAAGAAAAACAAAGAAAGGGTAAATTTTTCCTATCAGAACAGGATTGGTGAATAAAATGAGTTTAAAAAATATGAAAACAAATGTAGTAAATAAAGAAAAGAAAGCAGAAGTAGATTTAGTTAGAATTAGAGATTTGGTATCTAAGCAAAATTCTCAATTCAAGCAATCTACTAAAAGATTGAGAGTAGGTATTGAAGGGGAAGCAAAGACAGGAAAAACAGGGCTTGCTATGGATTGCGATAAAACAATTTATTATTTAGATTGTGATGGTAGAGCAGTTCCTACATGGAAAGTAAATTATGAAGCGTCTGATAGAATAGTTATGTTTAACCCTGTAGCCTTTGATGAAAGCGGTAATGAAGATGCATATACAACACAAGGAAATATCCGTTCATTTATTGCTCTAGCACAAGAAGCAATTTCTAACGGTGAAGATATTAGATTCGTTTGGGATGGAGTAGATGCATGGTTGAATACTTGCACACTATATATGACAGGAATGGAAAATGCTAGAATAAGAGCGTTTAAGCCTTCTATGCAGCAAGAATGGTATCAAAGAAATCAACCTTTTAGAACCGTATTAGATGAAGCATGGAGATTAGATTGCGACCAAATTTACATTACGCATGTTAAGCCTCCATTTAGAGATGAGCCTCCTCAGCCAGTATGGAATAAATTTGATTATAAATTAGATACTATAGTAGGAACAAGTCTAATCAATACTATGAAAGGTGCAGAATATTCAGCATACATTAAGAGTGCAAATTATTCCACTGAATTAGTTGGTAAGAGATTCACTTTCTTGAGTATTCCTAAGAACGGAGAAGTTCAATGGAAGGGCTTAACACAATTAAAAGATGGAACATTGTGAGGGATAAAAATGAGATTTAAAATTGACGCAGATGACTTAAAATCGTATTTAGAAAGAGCAAGCCTAAAGAAAAACTTAGGCGATAACCTATTAATTGAAGTTGCTACAGAATCAGTATATTTCTATAATGGAGATAGCACATGTGTAGTTAAATTATTCATAGATGCTAATGCTGAACAAGAAGGTTCAGTTATTGTTAGCATAAAGAAACTTCTAGCCTTTGCTAGAAAATTCAAAGGTGAAGTTACTATTGAAAGAATAGATGGAGGCATATCTTTGACATGTGGAAAGAAAGTTGCTACTATGCCTATTATTATAGAGGAAGTAACTTACAAACAAGCAGAAGTTTTGATTAATGGAATTACATTTCAGCAAGATTTAGAAACACTCCCTAGTTGGAGAGGCGATTCATGGACTTTTGAATTTGGAGCAAAACTACACGCATCTAAATTAGAAGAAGCAATCTCTACTTGTGATATAATAAAAACTGGCATTTACACATTCGATGTAGAATCAGAGGAATTAGAAGAACAAACTAAATTATCTCTAACTGTTAGTAGCGGTGCAATTAATAATGGCGGTAAATACAAAGAAACTATTCCTAGTATTTGTATTGGAGAACCCGCTACTGTTTCATTTTCTGCACCCTTACATGTGGCTTTTGATAAATCATCTACAATCAATATTTTCTTGAAAGATGATTCTCCATTAGTTCTAGTTTCTGCTGATGCTATAATTATGAAAGCACCTAGAATGGAGTAGATAAAATGATTATCTGTGATAATGACGGAGAATCAATTTACAAATCATGGAGAGAGAATGGAGAAAGAAAGGAAGAGATAGTGCCTTTCAAACCTTATTTCTATATTAAGAAAGATTCAGAAAATAGACCTCAATCTTATAGTCATTACAAGACAACCTATGATTTTGAATATGATGATAGCACACTAAGTAAAAATCTAGAAGGTGAAGATTTAATTAGAGTATTTTATCAAAACTCAAAACACCTAAAATCTATCAAGGATGCTAAGTTCTTTCCTAAAACATATGAGGCTGATGTAACATTTCATCATAGATACTGTGTAGATGCACTATCTGAGTTAGTAGAATATGATATGCGTAAATGGTATTGGGATATGGAATGGCAATTTTATGATGGCGAAGAAGTTATCACTACTATTGTAGCCTATGATAATTACAGTAAAGAATACTATCAGTGGGTTTGGTTTCCTACCAAAGATAAAGCCAAAGAAATATTATCTTCATTCGATTATTCAGCAAATCAATATATCTTTGGAACAGAAAGAGCGATGCTTAGAAATTTTGTAAAGGTTTTACAAAGAGATAATCCCGATATGCTAATTGCGTGGTTTGGGTTGAAGTTCGATTTACCTAAACTGATTCAAAGATTAATAGTCAATGATTTGAACCCCAATGATTTATCTCCTTTGGGTAAAGTTAGAGGGGTTACATCTGAAGGGCAATGGATGACTGATAGGAAAAAGAATCCCAAAGATTTGTATAAAGAAGGAGGATATACACCTATCTCTCAACCTATTAGTGGTAGAATTACTTTGAATTTAGATTTAGCATTTGAAAGACAATGGAATGATTCACAAAGAGGAACGCTACCTTCTCTGAGTTTAGATTATGTTTCAGAACTTGTTCTAGGACATAAAAAACTAGTAACTCAAAAGTTCGATAATATGGATGAGTTCTATAAGAGAGCGTGGTTAGAAGAAACAGAATTATACCTAGAATATGCTTATGTGGATGTAAAGTTATTAGTAGAATTAGATGAAAAGAATTTTACTAGCGAGGCTATTGTAGCATTACAAAGATTACTGATTGCTCCTTTTGATGCTTGTTTTTATGCTTCCCATATGGGCAGTATCTACTTTATGAGAAACGCTTATTGGAAAGCCCCTACTGGAAATAAGAATATAGATAGAGAAGATTATGAAGGTGCTATGATTTACAATCCCCTAGATGAAGGAACTAACGGATTACATTTAGGAGTAGCGGCATTTGATTATGCTGGACTATATCCTAGTATGATGATAGCAAGAAATATCTCATGGGAAACTAAATCAGTAAAACCTACAGAATTCGGTGTAGATATTTTAATCCCTAGAAATTTAAAACCGTTAAGCGATAATCATCAATCTCATATGTTATACTATAAGACAGATGAATTAGGTCTTTTACCAAAAGCAGTTCTAGAATTAAAAGAATTAAGAAATGACTATAAAGCCAAAATGAAACACGCTAGAGAAAACAATACTGGTGAATATCAAAAGTGGTATAATAATCAAATGGCGGTAAAAAGACTTATGGCTTCTTTCTATGGTATCGTAGCATATCAAGGGTTTGGATGGGCTGATGTGGACTTAGCCGCTAGTATTACTGCTAGTGCTAGAGAAGCAATTAGAGAAGCGGCATTTGTAGCAAGGGGGATAGAATAATGGGAAGTAGTGATTGTATGATATGCGGTGAAAATGAATATCTTAGAACATTTGTTTTGGGAGATGAAGAATGGTCGGTATGCAGAAATTGTGTAGAATATGGGCTTATCATGTTAATAAATAAAATGAAACCAAATCGCAGGGCGAGGAATTTAGATGAATGAAAGAATATTTGAAGCGGTCAAAAAGATAGTCAATGATATGGGTGATAGAGAATTTACTGCCGATACTGTAGTGCAGAAACTAAAAGAAGCAGGACATAGCACTTATGTAGGTAGCACTCGCTCTATTGGCTTTATGTTGAAATTAATAGCAGGTAAAAATGGAAAAGGAATTTGGAGAAAGAAAAATGATTGATTTAAGCGAATTAATAGAAGTACAAAGTATGACCCACGATACTATGAAAGATTTATTAGATAATGTTAAGAGAAGTAATAAGATTCTAATGATGGTAAATATAGTTAATATAGCCACAATATTAACTCTACTTTTAGTGGTGCTCTAAGGAGGAAATAAAATGAATAAAATTGAAGAATTGATAAAGATGCTAGAAACTCAGACAGAAACTATTGCAGACATGCAGAAAACTATTGGTGTTTTAACTACTAGATTAAATGCACTAAGCAATGATGTAGATTATTTACATGAAAATACTAATAGAGATTTAATTAAGGTAGTTAGAGAAATACAAGAACAGATGGCTAAAGATAGAAATGAGCCTCTTAACTTTCTATTTACAAGGGTGATTTGAATGTTTAAGGCAGTTATACACTATGAACTAGGGGAAGAGATTCTTACTGTAAAAGGAGAAGTAGTTGCTACAATTGGTCCACTTTCT